GAGCCGAGCACGTCCGCGATCTTCTGCGAGCGGCGCGTCCCCATGAACGGGAGGATCTCCCGCATGATGCACGCGGCACGCTCGCCGGAGATCTCGGTATGCCAGGTGGCCTTATTGGGGGCCGGGTGGAGCGCGAGCCGGAACTCCGCGCCCATGAGCGACGCGGCCCGGCCGACGACGTCGCGGTCCGTCATGGCGAGGCGGACGCGGGGGTAGCGCCGCCGGTGGGCGTCGAAGGTGCCTTCGCCCTCCAGGAGCCCCGCGAGCCAGAGGAGATCGTCTCTGGTGCCGTGGATCATTCGTTGTCCTTTCGTGCGGCCGAGAGCGCCGCGAGGGCCTCGTCGAGCTCGGTACGGCGCTCTGCGCGTTGGGTGAGGGAGTGGCGGGTCTTCGCCAGGCGGAGGAGGCGGTCGACGTCGAGGGTCCGCGTGCCGCGGGCACCGACGCCGTCCCTGTCGCCCCAGGTCAGCGCACGGCCGAAGGTCGCGAGGAGCGACGGGTCGAGCTCGATCAGAGCGTCGACCGCGTCGCGGGCCTCGCGGGCGCGAGCTCGCGTATCGGCGAGGTCTTCGCGGAGGCACGCGATCACGATTGCGACCACGACAGCGGCCCCGACGAGGGCGACGACGACCAGGCCGAGGGTCTTCTCGTTGAGCGTCACGCGGGCACCTCGGGGAGCGTCACGACGTAGGCGCAGTCGGCGCGGACGTAGTCCTCGCGGGCGAAGCCGCGGAACTTCGGCGTCTCGAAGTAGATCCGCGTCGTGCCCGCCGTGCGCGTGATGGTCGCCGTCCCGCGCCGGGACCAATTCCCGCCGGTCGCGTAGACGATCGAGTCTCCGGGCTGAACCTCGACGCCCCGGGCGTCCTTCACGGCCCCGCTCACGCCGCGACCGCCTCGGCGGCGGGGGCGGGCGAGCCGGTGAGGGTCGGCGCCGTCGAGCGTGCCCGCGGGACGCGACGCTTCGGGCCGGTGGGCGCGTTCTCGGCGGGTCCGGAGTAGACCGGCGCGCCGATCATGTCCGACTTCCATTCCTTCTCGTAGCGGAACATCTCGCGGAGGTGGAGGAAGAGCTCGAAGCTCTGCTCGTCGGCCTTCACGGGGACGAGCTTCCAGCCCTCGGGGCGCACGTGGAGCACGGCGCCGCCCTGCGCCTCCGGCATCGGGACGGAGTCACCGTCGGCCCGGATGATGCGGTCGGCGTAGCGGTACGCCGCGAGCTGGAGGCCGACCTCCTCGTGGACGCCGGAGCGGGTGGTCTTCCAGTCGAGCCACAGGGGCACGCCGTCGATCGTGCCGAAGCCGTCGAAGCTACCGGCGTACTGGTGCGTGTCCGACCAGACGGTCTCCTCCATCATGTGCATGTCGGGCTTCACGACGTCGAGGAACTCGCCGAAGTGGCGGACGAAGGGCTCGACGTCGGGGTGGACGCGGCCGAGGGTCTCGCCGCGAGCCATGCGCTCGAAGTAGTCGTGTGCGGCGGTGCCAGTGTCGGCGGCCTTGCGCGTGAAGCGGTCGGGTGCCTTTTTGAGGTGGTCCTGAGCGGCGGCGGGGTCGCGGAGGACCATTGAGACGAGCGTCCCGACGTCCTCTACGGCCTCCTGCGCGACCATCTTCGCGGCCCAGTAGCGAAGGAAGTCCTTCGGGAGCATCCCCAGGACGGACGTCACGCCGGGGTACTTCAGCGTCTTGTCGTCGGGTGAGACGTAGAAGCGGGAGCCGCTTCGCTTAATGGTGTTGATCTTGGGTGTCGTCACGTGGACGGGCCTCCTCGGTGGGCGTGGGTTGGACGCCTGAGAAGGGGACCGAGGAGGCCGAATGTGCTCAGAAAGGGGCCGGGGTGGCGAAGTGGCGGAAGTGGTGTCACTTCTAGTTAGTTGGTAAGGGAGAGAGACTTTTAAGCACTAACGGAGAGTGACGTAACTACCGTCACTTTGTCACCCGTGGGCGGTCTTCAGGTCCCGCTCTAAACGCCTCGTCGCGGCGGCGATCGCCTTCAGCCCGGCGAGGGCCGCCTCGCGGTCGGCGACGCCGTCGCCAGCCGTCACCGCGACGTCGATCCGCTGGAGAGTGGCGGCCATGAGGCCCAGCGCCCGAGCCACAGTGTCGGGGTCGGTGATCTTGCCGCCGCCGGAGAAGAGGGAGAGGACCTCGACGTTCCGGCCGTGTTTCTCGGCGGAGCGCTCGCGCGCGGTCTCGACGCGGAGGCCGAGGTCCTCGCGGGCCTCTTCGCTAATACGCTCACGGAGCGCGGCGCTCACGTGGTAGCGGACGGCGGCCTGGACCTTCGTCAGGTCCTCGGCGTTGATGCCCGCCTTCGAGTAGACCTCGCGAATAAAGATCCGGTAGGCGTGCGTCCGGCCGAGCCAATCCGGCTCGCCGGAGGAGGTGTAGAAGTGCTCTCGCGCCTCCACGGCGCTGTCGGCCGCGGCGCGGAGGTAGTCGGTGCCATGAAAGCCGCTGCTCACGTAGCCGCGGAGGGCCTGTGTAATGCGGTCTTCGAGCTCTGCAAGGGGTGCGGCGTCCATAGTTCCTGAGGATAGTCTGTGCGAGGTGCCTCACGCGAGTTGTATGTGTCTAATCGGCGCGTCGAGCTTCGTTAAACGGCGAAAGCCCCGGCCCTCCGAGGTGGAGAAGCCGGGGCTTTCGAGGCGGCTCACATGAGCCAACCGAGGAGGTCGCGCGCCTCGCTTGCGAGGTCCGCGAGCGTGCCGGAGTTGTCGACGTAGAAGTCCTCGGGGTAGTCGTCGAGGGCGGTCTCGCTCGCGTGGAGATCGCTCGCGTCGGCCGACGTCGCGCCGGGGCGCACGACGCGGACGAGGTAGCCGCCCGCGCGGCGGACCGCCTCGGCTTCGTTCGGGAATCGGCAGTCGGTCACGACGACGGGCGAGCTCGTGGCCGCGACGCGCTGCATGGCCGTGCGGACCCAAAACTCGGAGTCGAGGGCGCGGATCGCGTCGGTGCCGAGGCGCTGAAGCGTCGAGCGGACCTCGGGGACGCAATCCTTCGCCGCCTCCCAGCCGATCGCGTCGACGACGTAGGAGAGGCGCCGGTACTTCGCGACGGGGTCGCCGGGCAGGGCGGCCGGGCCGACGAGCGGGTCCAGGCCGAGGGCGGCCTCGCGGAGCGGGTCGGCGAAGGCGACGCGGGCATAGCCGAAGGCGTCGACGAGCGTCTCGGCGAAGCTGTCCTTCCCGCTGCGGCGGCGGCCGATCATGCCAATGAGGGGAGCGGTCATGGTGTGTTCCTCCTGAGGAAATTAGTGGTCTCAGGGGAGGAGGGGACCGGCGTCGGTGGAGCTGCTCATAATTGCCGCATGGCAGTGCAACCGGACCGAAGAGCGCGCGAGCTGTACCTCGCAGAAATGGGGATGGATCTCGTCCCGGTCGCCGAGTCCGCCCCGTACGTGATGTGTCGGTTCAGCGGCTATCCGCGCCCTATCGCGCTGTACCTCCGCGACCGGCGCCCCAACAAGCGCATGCGGGCGGGCGTGTGGCTCTCCCATACGGGGCGTTGGTCAGCGTCTCCCGTCGGCGACCAGGACCTCGACGGCTTCGCGACTGCCGAGGAGGCGTTCGCGGCGTGGGTAGCGCTTCAGGACAAATGACGAAGGCCCCCGCCCTCCAGGTTGGAGAGCGGGGGCAGGTGTCAGCTCGCGCGGTGGCGGGCGGGGCTCGCCGAGACGAGCGAGGCCGAGCCGTCGCCGCTCCGGGAGGCGACGACCGACTTCAGGACGGAGACGAGCGCGGCGAGCCCGGAGACGGACGCCGTCGTGGTCCAGTCCACCTCGACGAGGCCGAGGCCGTCGACGGACAGGAGGGCCACGGCGCTCTGCGCGGCGGTGGCGATCGCGCGCTCGGCGGCGTCACGCCAGAAGAGGGCGGAGAAGATAGAAGCGGTCATGCGGGGTCCTTTCAGATCAGGGGCGGTAGAGCTTGTCGACGAAGGTCAGGGCGCCGATGACGACGCCGGAGGCGCCGACGAGGCCCGTCCAGAGCGCGCGAGGAGAGACCGTCGGGCGCGCGGCCACCTCGTCGAGCTCGCGCTCGATCGAGTCGACGCGGTTAGGGTCGGCGACTCGGCGGTCCTCGACGCGGCGGAGCCGGGTCTCGTGGTCTTCGAGCTTCGCGCCGTGCTGAGTGAGCACGACGTCGACCTTCGTTTCCATGCGTGTAAACGCGACCAGGAGGGAGGCGTCCGTGCCGGTGGGCGTGGCAGGGAGATCGGTGGTTTCCATTAAGAGTTTCCGTAGGGGGTTTAATCGACGAGGTAGCTGACGCCGTCGAGGGCAAAGCCGGTGCTCGCCGTGCGGACGCGGTTCGCGGTGATTGCTACCGTCCCGTCGGGGTTCACTTCGGTGAAGTGGCCCCAGGGGATGACTCCCGCGACGAAGGTCGTCAGCGGCGGTCGGGCGACCGCCGGCAGCGTCACGGCGACACGTGCGAGCGTCGGCGCGGAGACGCCGGGGCCGGTGTAGACCTGCCCGGACAGGTAGGCGACGCCTCCCTTCACGCGGTAGCGGAGCGGGAAGCCCGGGCGGACGGTCCAGCCGGCCGCGAGCGCCGAGGCAGGGAGAGCGATCCATCCCGTGTCGGCGAGCCGGTCGAGGAGGTTCTCGCCGTCGCGCTTGCGACTGTCGCGGAGCTCCTCCGTGAAGACGCGCCCGATCGAGGCCGCGCGAGTGCGGATTGCGACTTCGTCGTCACCGTAGAACTCGCCCGTCGTTCCCAGCGCGTCCCCGCCGAGCTGGACGAAGGTCGGGGAGAGCTTCGTCGTGCCGATCGTCGCGCGGTCGGCGCGAAGACGCGGCGTGTAGAGATCCGACCGGAGCCCTTCGGCGTCCGTGTCGCCGATGGTGATTGCGGAGCCCTTGTCATCGCCGAGGATGACGCGGCCTCCTCGTGCGAGGACCTGGCCGCTTCGCTTGCCGGTTTCGTCGAAGAAGTTAATCATCGTCTTGGCGATCTCGACGCGCTGCCCTGCCGCTGCGGAGCGGAAGGTGCCACCGGTGAAGCTCACGCCCTCGAAGGTCTTTCCCTGGAAGGCGTCGGCGGCCATTGTGCGGGCCGTCACGGAGCCGTCGAGGAGGGCGTCCTTTCCGATAAAGGCCTCGGTCGCCGTGACGGTCTTCGCCTTGACGACCTCGGCGAAGAGGCGCTCGACGACGGCCTCGCTGAGCGACGCTGTGCCCGTGACGAAGAGGTTCTTCGCGTCGACCCGCTGAATGCTGGCCGACTGCGCGGCGAGCTGGCGCACGACGGCGTCCGCGATCTCGGCCGTCGTCGCGCGGAGCTTGCCGACGTCGAGGTTCGCGATCGCGTCCGAGGTGAGCTGGCGGGGCGTCCAGGTCGAGGCCGTACCCGCGGCGGTCTGCTGCCACTGCGCGACGATCTCGCCAGCCCCGTTTACACGGAAGTAGGTCGAGCCCTGAGGGGCGCGGGGGGATGTGCCGGTCGGCGAGGACGTCCCGGACAGGAGCAGAGGTCGCCCGTCGGCCGTTGCCTGCGCGGCGCGTGCGAGGTCGGTGGCGTCGGTCGCCTTCCGGGTCGCTTCCGCGGCGGCGCCGGCAGCGGCGGTCGCGACGCGGTCGGTCACGACGGCCCAGGTCCCGCCGCGGTGTCGCTTCGGGGTGTTCGCGTCGGCCGTGGTGTCGATCCACAGGTCGAGGTCTCGGTCGGAGTCGCTCGCGCCGGAGAAGAACGGCGGCGCGGCCGTGAACGGCGTGTCCGCGATCTCGAAGTGCCAATCGCGCGACGCGGTCACGGCCGAGCTCGGGGCGCCGCCGCTCCCGGCGGTCCCGTAGACGTAGACGAGCGGCAGGGTGCCAGTGGCTCGTGCCGACAGCGGCGAGAGGGTGCCCTGGAGCTCGAAGCGGCGGGTCTCGCCGGGCTTCAGCTCTTCGACGGGGCCAAGGATCGAGTTAGCCGCGCCTCCTCCGCCCGCGTCATCGTAGAAAGCCGTGCCGAGGCGGACCCAAACGGACGCGGCAGAGCGGTTCGTGACGGTGGAGCCGAGCGCGACGGACTGCCCGGCCTTGATTGCGAAGCGGTTCTTCGAGGGCGAGAGGACGGACGAGTGAGGCGCGGCGTAGGTGTAGGCCGTGGACGTGCCGCTCGGGGCGAGCGTGAAGCCGTCCGCGGTGGTCGAGGGCACGCCTCCGGGGGTGACCCAAAAGCGCGTCCCCAGGGCGTGCGGGTCGGCGATCAGGTTCGTGCGGACCGCGCCGTCCTCCGTCCGGGTCGACGGGCTTTCGTTGACGACGCCCGTCCAGGCGTAGACGACGCCCGCGGGGGGCTGCGCGGACTGGACCCACGTCCGGCCCTTGCCCGCTGCGAGCCCGGCGGCGGCGAGGGCGGCCGAGGTCGCGCCGTCGGCGGTGGTCTGCGCGGCCTCTGCCGCGGTCGTCGCGGCTGCGGCCTCGGCCTTCAGGGCGTCGGCGGCCCGCTGAGCGGCTTCCGCCGCGGTCTTTGAGTCGGCTGCGGTCTTCGCGGCGGAGGTCGCCGTCGAGGCGGCACTGGACGCGGTCGAGGCGGCACCAGACGCGGTGGCGGCGGCGTCGCTGGCGGTCTTCGCTGCGCCGGTCGCGGTCGACGCGGCACCCTCGGCGCGAGTCCACGCGCCGTCGGCGAGGTCGCGGACGGTCGAGATCTCGCCGAAGGCAGCATCTACTCGGGCCTGCGCCTCGGCGAGGCGGTCGTCTGCGCCTTCGAGGCCGTCGGTCAGGTCGGCGAGGCGCTCGTCGAGCTCGCGAGTCGCGGCCTCGACCGCGGCTGTCGCCTCGACGATCTTCTCCTCCAGGCCGGGGACGGCCTGCCAGGCGGCATAGCCGTCGGCGAGGACGGCCGGGACGGAGAGGTCCTGGTCGCCGATCGCGACCGTAGAGCGGGAGATCTGGCCCGCGCGGGTGAGGGCGGTCACCTGGCGGCGGAGCTCGGCGACGTCGGTCGCGAGCTTGGCGGCGGGTGTGGACATTTAGCCTCCGTAGGTGAAGGAAGAGGAGCGCGCGAGGGTGAGGCGCGCGCGAGAGTCGGAGAGGAGCTCCCAGGCCGTGATGCGGCAACGGAGCTCCACGTCGCCGAGCCACGGGAGCTCGGCTTGGATTAGGACGTCATCCCCGACGGCCCACGAGCCGATCGGAGCGTTCGGGTGGTCGGTGACCTCGACGGAGTCGATCGTGAGGGTGTCCCGACGGCGCTGGAGCTCGTCGCGGATCAGCGCGTCAAGGCGCGCGGCCGAGGTGACGTCCTTCCCGGAGTAGACCCGGGCTCGGCGGAGGCGGCCGTCGCGGACGGCAGTCGAGCGGCGGAGTGCCGCTCGTCCTTCGCCGGCGCCCAGGCCGACGACCTCATTCGCGAAGTCGTCGCCGTCGATCGTGGGCGCGACGACGTTCGAGACGTTGTCGCCCTGCACGAAGGCGAGATCGTCCCGGAAGCGGCCGAGTCGGGGGTAGCCGATCCGCACGGTGTGCGAGATTTCGTCGCCGTCCCAGGCGTGCTCCTCGACGTAGTCGAAGGATGCCTCCTGCGCGAGGCTGTCGATCTCTTGGCCGACGTCGGGCGCGTCCCACCACAGGAGCTCGTACGGGCCTGAAGTGTTGTCGCCGTCGACCTTCGGCGTGCCGAGGCGGGCGCCGGTCGAGCCGACGACCTGGACGCCGAGGTTCCCGTCGGGGTGCGCCTGGACGTGCTGCCAGAGCTTGCGGACGACGTCGGCGGGGTCGGCGCCGACCTCCGAGAGCGTGTCGAGGAAGGGGAGGCCGTGCGGGTACGTGGTGAAGCCTGCGGCCTCGATCGTCCACTCGGGGCCCTGGAAGCCGGACGAGATCACGATGCCGCCCCAGCGGATCTCTCCGTCGGCCTCGGCGTAGACCAGCGTGCCCCACTCTTCCAGGAGGAGGCGGCCGTCCGGCGCACGGAGCGCGCCGGTGTCAGGGGCGACCGTGCCGACGAGGGAGCCGGGCCCGGAGAGGTCCCACTTCAGCGACGAAAGCGCGAGGGGGAGCTCCAGGTCCAGGAACTCCCCCGTGAGGGCACGCTGCGCGATAAAGCGCCAGGCCGTCATACGGCCGCCTCGGTGAACGTTGCGTCGAGGAGGAGCCGCGAAGCGCCGTCAGTCCCAAAGCGCCCGGCCTTGTCAGTGTTGCGCTGCGCGTAGAGGCCGAGCGGCTGCGTCGTGCCGCGCATGGCGGCGGGGACGGTGACCTCCATGCTGAACGCAAGCGACGTCCGCTGCTTGTCGGCCGCGTCTGCCTCCAGTACCTGATTGAAGACCTGGCCGTCGACCGCGCCTACGCCGGTGCCGAGGCGTAGAAAGCCGTTCATGTCGGCGTTGCCGTAGAACTGGAGGAGCCCGGCGAGGTTGGCCGAGACGACGACGCGGGTCGCCCACTCGGGGACGTCGACGGACAGCGCGCGATCCGGGAAGAGGACGGGCGTCGTCGGGTTGAGCCACCGCCGATCGTTCACGCTGGACGCGAGGATGCCGACCTTCCGGTCCTGGCGGGGCTGCGCGACCTTGCGGAGGTCGGTCACCATTGCGGCCGTGACGGTGCCCGTCGAAGCCGGAAGGGTGACGCGGGCGAGGACGATCGCCGAGCGACCGGCGTACCCGGCCACGTCGCGGAGGCGCGTGGTCCCCGCGGGGACGTTCGGGATCACGCGGGTGAAGACGTACGGCCCGACGCGCGGGTTCGCGGGCTCGTCCCACGGCTCGCCAGCGAGGAAGGGGTCCTCAATCTGCGCGACGATCAGGTCCGTACGGCCGCCGGCGGAGCCCGTGGGGGCGATCGAGACAGTGTCGACGGTCGGGTTCCGGGCAGCGTACGTCTGAGCGGCGCCGCCCGCCGCGTGGTTGAGGACCAGCGCGGAGCCCGCGGCGACGCGGACGCCGCCACCGGGTACGGCGAGTGGGGAGACCTTCAGGTCGGCGGGACCGACGACGCCCTCGGCGCCGCCGGTCGCCGCGTAGGCGAGGAGGCGGGCGACCTCAGGCGAGTGCTCGGCGCCACCGCCGATGAACCAAGGGACAGAATCCCACATATGAGCTCCTTACGGGGTGTGGAAGGCGGGTTGCCAGCGGGTCGCGAGAGTTGCGAGGCCGTCGCTGGAGCCGCGGAGGACGGTCTCGTGCGTGCCGGGCGGGATCGCGCCGCGGGAGAGCCGGGTAGAGGTGCGGGTGAGGGCCCCGGCGACCCCGGCGCCGTCGACGACGATCGAGCGCGCCCAGGGGCGGGTGTCGACCACGAGCGTCTGGTCGAAGGCGAGCGAGAGGCGGAACTCCATGCGGAGGACGCCGACGACCTCGACGACGGGGTTCGTGATCGGGCCCGCGATCTCGAAGACGGGCCACGTCGGGAGCTCGCCGTCGACGGTGATCGCGGTCGAGCGGTCGCTCGTCGGCGTCGTGGTCAGGGGCCCGGCGAGCGGGGCCAGGAGGCCGCCGCTCGGGGGCGGCACGAGGGAGACATGGGCGCGCTGCTCGGGGCCGTACCAGAGATCGTCGGCCGTAGCGAAGTCCGCGATGACGGCGACCGATCCGTGAGGGAGGCCTTCGAGATCGGGGGCGAAGCGCCGGGGCCGGCCGAATGCCGAACGGCCTGTGTCGGAGACGAGCTCGGCGACGGCCCCGGGGGTTGATCGGACGGCGTCGGCGCGCCACGCGGTCGTCAGGCGGGCGAGGCGGGCTCGCGCTTCGTCGGAATCGCGGCCGACGACGTCGATCGCGAGGGACACGGTCCGGCCGCGGCGGAAGTCCGACCCAAAGGCCAGACCGTCCCCCCGCGGCCGGGGCGTGTCTTCGTTCTCGACCTGGACCGTGTCGAGCTCCGGCGCCGTCGGGAAGACGTAGCCGGAGTTGACGGTGCCGAGGTCGACGGCGGTCGTGCCGTACTGGAGGCGCCAGGGATCACGCAAAGCGACCTCCTCGGGTCTTGGAGCGGAGATAGAAATTGACCTCGTCGAGGTCGCTCTTCACGTCGCCGGAGCTGGCGAGCGTGAGGGAGCCGATCAGCGGCCCGCCGTTCGCGGCGTTCGCGACCGTGCGGAGGGCGCCAGCGACTCCGCCGCCGTCGACCGTGGGGGCCTGGACGCGCGGAGCCTCGGGGATCAGCCCCTCGGCGGCACGCGCGACGAGCGGCGCCGACCGGTCGAGACCGATCGCCATGCCCTGTCCCGTGAACTCGCCGATCGAGCGGAAGAGGCGAGAGGGCGACTGGATGCCGAGGAAGTTCTTCACCGCGGCGACCGAGTCCTTGATCGGACCGAGGACGGCGTCCTTAATCCGACCGGCCGCGCGCTTCACGCCGCCGATCAGGCCGTCGATCATGTTCGTGCCGACGCTCGTCAGGAGGCTGCCGAGCCCGCTCAGAGCGGACAGGATGCGACCCGGGAGCTCGCTCACGAAGGCGACCGCGCGACCGACGCCGCTGGAGATCGCGCCCGTGATGCCGGACCAGGCCGACGAGACGAGCGACTTAAGGCCGTTCCATGCGCTCGACCAGAGCGAGCCGATCACTCCGAGGACGGAGGAGATCACGCTCAGGACGATGTTGATTGCGCCGGAGATCAGCGACTTGATCGTGTTCCATACGCCCGCGACGATGTTCTTAATGCCGTCCCAGACCTGGCCCCAGTTGCCGGAGATCACGCCCGTGACGACCTGGATAACCCCCTGGACGATCTGCATAGCCGAGGTCACGACATTGGCGATCACGCCGAAGACGGTCGTCACGACGGGCAGGAGCGCCGCGATCACCGGGACCAGGACGGCCGCGATAGTCGAGATCAGCGGCGCGACCGCGGCGACGACTTGACCGATCGCGGCGACGACCGGCGGGAGGATCGCCGAGACGAGCTGGACGAAGATCGGCGCGAGCTGCGAGATCAGCGTCGTGACGAGCGGGAGCACGGCGGCGATCACGCTCGCGACGACGGGGATCAGCGTCGCGAAGACGCCCGCGAGCTGGGAGATCAGCGGCAGAAGCACGGGCAGGACTGCGGCGAGGGTGCCGGAGATCAGGCCCGCGAGCTGCGTCAGGAGTGGCGCGAGCGCGGTCAGCGCCGTACCGAGCGCCTGGCCGAAGGTCACGGCGAGCTGCGCGACGAGGGCGGCGATCGCGGGCAGGACCGGGAGGAGCCCCTGGAGGATCACGCCGAAGGGCGAGAGCGACGGCAGGACCGACGCGAGCGGACCGATCAGCGAGGAGAAGGCCTCGGAGATCTGCGGCAGGTAGGGGCCGAAGGCCTCGCCGATCTGCTGCGCGACGCCGAGGACGGTCTCGCGCATGGTGAATAGGAAGTCGACGAAACCGGAGTCCTCCTGGAGCCCGGCGAAGGGCTTAAAGTCGCCCTTCCCCAGGACCGAGAAGATGCCTCCGGCGACTTCCGTGACCTTCAGGATCCCGGCCTCGGCGCCGTCGAGGGCCGGTCCGAGCGCCCCAATCAGGACGCCGGTCAGCGCCGTGACGGCAGGGACGAGGGCAGCGCCGATGCGCGTCTTCCCGTCCGACCAGAGGGCATTTAGGACCTGCTGCTTGTGGGCCAGCGTGTCGGACTCGCGCGCAAAGTTGCCGTGCGCGTCCGCGGTCTGGTCCATGATGATCGCGAGCGTCGCGGCCTGATTCGCCTCGGCCGAGAGCGCTCCGCCGACCTTCGAGAAGCCGAGCTCGGCGGCCTTCGCGTCGACGGCCGCCTGATTCAGCGAGACGCCGAAGCGCTCGATCGGGTCGCGCTCGCCCTTCAGGGCGGAGGACAGCGCGCCGACCGCGTCGGCAGTCGTGCCGCCGAACATGGAGGACAGGTCGGCGCCGAGCTCGATCAGGTTGTTCGTCTTCGGCGCGAGCTCGTCCATAGCCGTGCCGCCGTTTTTGAGCTGCGTCCCGATCAGGGTTCCGAGCTCGGCGTATTCGTTCTTTGTCAGACCGACCGCCGTCGCGGCGGTGCCGGCCCAATTGAGCATCTGCGGGGCGGCGCCCCTGAAGACGGTCTCGATCGCGCCGACGCTCTGCTCCAGGTCGGCGGCGCCCTGGACGGCATCCTGAAAGAAACCCCCGACGCCGATAGCGGCGAAGGCGCCTCCGGCGGCGACGGCGAGCTTCCCGATGCTCGGCATGAGGGACTTCCCGAAGAGGCCGCCACCGGCGGCGCCAGCTCGGGACATTGCGGGGTTGACCTCGCCGCCGAGAGCGGCGCCGAAGCCCTTCGCGGAAGGGATGATCGTCAGCGTTGCAAAGCCGACATTGGACACGGGGCCTCCAGTGGGTAGGGGAAAAGAGGCCGCCCCCGGTCAGCGCGTTTACGCGGGCGGATCGGGGGCGGCGGGGGAGGCCTCGGCGAGGCGGGACCGCTGCGCCTGGAGGCGCGAGCGGAGGGCTGCGTAGCGGGAGGGGCCGGTCGTCTTCGGGTTCGGTCGGCCGGGGTGTCGCTCGCCCGTGAGTACGTGGTAGATGTCAGCCACGAGGAGGGCGGTCACGCCCCAGCCGGTCGTCTCGGGGTCGGCGTAGTGCCGAGCGGTGGCCGAGTCGGTTGGGAGCCCGGCCACGAGGACGGAGAGGCGGCGGACGGAGAGCTCGCCTCGCCAGTAATCCGCGAGGTCGACGCCGTAGAAGCGCTGAAGGTCAGCCTCCAGCGCTTCCGGCGCCGAGCGGATCAGCGAAGCGAGCGCCGTCAGTTTCCCGAGACGCCGAGGGCCTTCGTGAGCGCGTCGACGAACTCATTCACGGTCGCCACCTTCGGGCCGGTCGCCTTGAACTTTGCGTGCTGCTCGTCGCCGAGCACGGCGCGGAGGAAGGTCGCGATCTTGCCGTCCTCGAAGGCCTCCATTGCCTCGTAGGGCCACTCGGCGGAGTTGGTGACGAGGTAGTCAACGCCGCCGAAGGTGACGGGGATGCGGTCGCCGAGGGCTTCGGCGGCGGACGGGGTGGCCTTGCGGGTGGTAGCCATGTGGGTTGCTCCTAGCGCGGGTAGAAGTTGGAGAAAGTTGGGAGTTGCGCGGGGTCAGGTGTGAGACGAGGGAGCGCCCCGCGCGGGCACTCCCTCGTCTGGTCAGGGGGTCAGACCGAGGGGTCGGTCTCGACGGTCGTGTAGAGCGTCCCGTCGGCCTCGGGGAAGATCAGCACCGTGATCTCGTAGACGCTCGGGTCGGTCTCGGAGTCCTTCAGGTCGCCGACCTCGGAGACCTCGGCGTGCTTGATGAACCGGCGCTTCACGCGGTCACCCTCGCGGAGCTCGAAGCCGATCGCGAAGGCGTCGGCCTTCGGGATGACGACCTTCGACTTACGGACGCCGTCGGCGGTCGTCCGGGTGCTGCCGGGGTTCACGAGGCGGAAGGTGGCCCGGTTGTCCTCCAGCGCGACGAACTTGATCGAGCGCTTGTGCTTCGACTTCGTGCGCTTGTAGAGGCGGCCGCCCCAGGCGTAGTGCTCGCCGGTCTCCTCCTCGCGGGACTCCGTGAAGCCCTCTTCGCCGTCGAGGAGTCCGACGAGCTCCCAGAGGGCGCCCCAGCCGGTCGCGAGGTCCTCGGGGCCTTCGGTGTCGACGTCGGCGAGGTACACGTCGGCGTCGGCCCAAAGGCTGGTGTTCTTCGCGTCACCACTCATAGATGCGCGTCCTTTCGTTAAAGCTGCTCCGGGCGGAGCCGGGCAGTCAGGGTGAAGTAGGAGATCGGCTCTCCCGTGTCGGGGTCGCTCGTGGGGAGCGGGCCGGTCACGGAGCTGAAGCCCCGGACGCGGTTGGTGCTGCTCGCGAGGAGGAGGGCCTCGATCAGGAGCGCGAGGCTCTGAGCGAGGCCCTCGTCGCGATGCCAGACGACGACGCGGACCGTCGCGCGCCCGTCGAGGCGGGCGTTACGGAATGAGCCGTCGGAGCGGACGTGGACGTGCGGGAGGCGGCGCTTCGCGTCGTCGGGGCTCGCGGTCTTCGTCGAGACGACGGCGCCGAGGGCCTCCGGCTCCGTGCGGTCCGCGAGGAGCTCGCGCACGAGGTCGCGGACGGCCGTCCGAGGGTCAGGGAAGCGGATCGCGACGCCGGTCATGCGCCGCGCCGGGAGGTGACTTCGAGCCCGGCCGAGGCCGCGGCGCGCGCGAGCGTGCCGTACTTCGCCTCTTTGCCGAGCCCGGCGGGGTGCGCGAGTGTGACGCCCGCGGCGACGCGGTCGGTCACGTAGTAGTCCATCTCGACGGGGATCTCGTCGCCGTTGCGGGCGTAGGCGACGGCCCCGGCGGCGACGCTGGCCGCGGCGTCGTGGATGACGCCGCCGACCTCGCCGGACTTCAGCACGGCGGCGATCCCGCCGTGGTCAAGCCTGAGCTTTGCGGCCATGCGGCCTCCGTTCAGTCAGAGAGGCGCGCGAGAGTGACCGTCGTGTAAACGGACGTCGCGAGCCCGCGGCGGGTGTTCGGGTTGCCGTCGACGCGCCAGAGCTGGCCGTCGACTTCGACGCGGTCATTCGCGACGACGTCGGCGGCGTAGGGGACGAAGATCTTCCGGCCGGAGCGGGTGAGTCGCTTTGAGCCGAGGGATCGCTGAGCGAGCCCGTCCTCGTCCTCGGAGGAGGACTCCTGGAGGGTCGCGTGCCGGAGCCGGAGCCGGTCGGGGCTGTCCCACGACTCGACGGGGTCGCCGTCGGAGTCGAGGACCGTCCCAGGCCGGACGCGGTAGACGCGGGGCGTGCGGTGGGGGCGCATGAGACTCACTCGGGGAGGTCCTCCTCTCCGAGGAACGGGATCGGGTCGGCGAGGCCGTCGGCGTTGGGGGAGACGGGCACGTAGAGCGTGCCGTCGACGGTGCGGGCGTTCACGGGCGCGGGTACTTCGCGCCGTAGTCGACAGGCCAGGAGGTGTCGCCGTGGCCGTACGCGCTGCCGAGGCGGACCGAGCCGACGAAGCCGCCGGAGCGGCCGGTCGACACGCGACGGATCTTCGCGACCTCGGCGGCGGTCAGGTAGACGCCGCTCGTCTGCGAGTTGCCGATCATGTGCTCGCCGAGGGTCTCTTGCGTGAGGCCCTGCGGGTTTTCGTACTCGCGTCGAGCGGCCTTCAGGACGACCAGGCGGACGACGCGCGGGGCGTCGAGCTCCCAGACCGCGGCGCGGGTGGCCGAGACCTCGTCGAGGGCGAGCGTCGTCGCGTCTTCGAGGGCCGCGGTTGCCCGCTTCAGGTCCTCGTCGACGAGCTCGCCCTCGGGCAGTCCGAGGCGGGTCTCCAGGGCCGAAAGGGGCGGGGGTAGGGGATTAGCCATGTGGGCTCCTATTCGGGCGGGAGGCGGCGGCACGCGGGCCGCGCGGACGTTTCACGTGAAACGCCTCACGCGGCCCGACGGGCTCACTCGGCGGGGGCGACGTCGGTCGTGATCGTCGGGCGGAGGTGGAGGGCGCCTCCGGCCTCGATCTTCGTGCGCTTGACCTCGCGGGTCTCGTAGTCGCGCTCGATCTTGAACGTCGGCAGGAAGCCGACGCCGGAGAAGGTCGAGACGATCGAGCGGTCGACCGTGTGCATGGCGTCGTAGTCGCGGAGGTAGCGGAGCTGGAAGCCGCCCGCGGTGACGGACTGGCCGAAGCTCGCGCCCTGCGGCACGACGGGGGCGCGCGTGACGAGGGTCACGGCGTCGCGGTGGAAGGCGAGGATCTCGTCCTCGGCGACGCGGGTCGACTCCACGATGGTAAAGCCGCGGAGTCGGCCGACGCCAGCCTCGCGGAGCGCGGCGGTCGAGCCGGACTCGCTCGCGTCGGTGATCGCCTTCGCGTCGAGGAGGGCGGCGTAGATCTCCGTGCCGACGATGACGTTCAGGTTCGCCGAGGGCACCCCGTTGTCGCGGAGGTGCTTCCGCAGTCGCGTGAAGTACGCGACGGGGTTCGCGGGGTTGATGTTGCCGAGGCTGGACACCTCCAGGCCGAGGAGCTTCGTCGCGAGCTTGTGCTCCAGGGCGTCAGCGATCGCGGCGCTCTGCGGGGCGAGGACCTGCGAAGCGAAGTTCGTCAGGTCGAGCGTGAGGTCCTTCTCGCTCAGGGGCACGGCCGAGTAGTCGTGCACGCGGTCCAGCGTGATGACGGTCCGCTCTTCCTTGATCTCGTCGAGGACGATCGCGGTCGCGGTCTCGTCGATCCCACGCTCGCGAGCGATCAGGGTCGTCGGGATGGTGACGCCGATCGGGGCGCCACCCTTGCCGCCGCCCATGAGGTCGTTCTCGTAGTTCTTCGAGACGAGGGCGGAGAGCTGGCCGTCCTCGCCGACGAGCTTCGCCGCGACGACCGCGGCCTCGTTGGGGGTGTAGAAGTCGTTAGCCAATTTGAGGGCCTTTCGTTAGAGGGGTAGGGGCCGGTCAGCGCGAGCCGCGCGCTGCCGAGACGATCTGGTCGGGGTCGAAGGCGGGCTTCGGGTCGCCGCCGTGGCCCGGGGTGAGGTCGGGCTTCGGCGTGCCGGGGAGCCCGTCGCCGTCGGGCTTGTCGGCGGGCTTGTCGCCGTCGGGCTTGTCCTCGGTCTTGTCGGCGGGCTTGTCGCCGTCGGGCTTGCCGCGCTTCGCGAGGCGCTCCGCCTTGCCGAGGATTTCCTCCTCGGTGTCGCCGGTCAGGAAGTCGACGAGGTCCTCGTCGAGGTCCGGGTGCTTACGGAGGGCCCGCTCCGTCCAGAGGGACGTCTCGGCGACCTTCGCGCGCGTCTCGGCGGCGGTGAGCTTGCCCTCCGGGTCGGCGTCCGTGAGCTTCGCCTCCGCGTCCGTGCGCGCCTGGCGCTCGGTCGTGAGCTTGCTCGTGAGGTCGTCCTTCTCGGTCTGAAGCTTGTCCTTATCGCCGCGGAGGTTCTGCACGAGGGTCCATGCGGTCTCGGCGTTGAAGTCGTCGCCCCAGGGGGGCGTGCTGGTCGCGGTCTGAGCGGGGTTTTCGGGCATGTTGGCGTCCTCCTGGAACGCGAAAGCCCCGGACCTGCCGGGGCTGAAGGGGTGTGTTTACACGGGGGTCGAGCGGGCGGAACGGATCAGGTGACGGGGGTCGTCCACAGGGCGGTCCAGGTGTCGATGCCGAGGAGGCCGTCGACGTGGAGGCCCTTGTCGGCCTGGAAGTGGCGGATATTGGCCGCCCACTCGTCGCCGTAGAGGCCGTCGATCCCGAAGCGCGGGAAGGTGTAGCCGCGGGCCTGCATCCGGCGCTGAGCGACTCGGGCGTCCTCGCGGTGCGAGAAGTAGCCGGAGACGCTGGCGAC